AGGTGCAGCATGGACAAAGAAATCTGGTCAGAACAAAGAAGGTGGACTCAACGAGAAGGGCAGGAAGTCCTACGAGAGGGAGAACCCTGGGAGCGACTTGAAAGCACCCAGCAAGGAGAAGGGAAACAAGAGAAGAAAGTCCTTCTGTGCTCGAATGCGTGGGATGAAGAAAAAACTTACAAGTAAGAAAACTGCTAGTGATCCAAATTCAAGAATAAATAAATCATTGAGAGCTTGGGATTGTTAATTTATGACTTCTGATGAAAAATATAAACTCTGTACAGAGTGTGAACATTTTAAAGAAAAAACAAAACAATGTAAACTGTGTGGTTGTTTTATGCCACTGAAAACACTTCTACCTGGCATGAGGTGCCCCGATACACCCCCTAAATGGTAATGACTAAATTAAAACAAACTGAAATTTATCTTGGTAACCCGAATCTAAAAAAAGTTGGCGTTCCTATCAACTTTACCCAAGAGCAGATTCAGGAGTATTTAAAGTGTAAAGCGGATCCAGTTTACTTTGCTAGAAACTATTGCAAAATTGTCTCCCTGGATGAAGGTCTCGTTCCCTTCAAATTATATGATTTCCAGGAAGACATGGTTCGCCGCTTCCACAACAACAGATTTAATATTGCAAAGTTGCCACGACAGACAGGTAAGTCAACCACTGTTGTAGCATATCTTATGCACTATGCTTTGTTCAATGATAACGTTAACATTGGTATCCTAGCAAACAAAGCACCAACTGCGAGAGAACTTCTCGGAAGGTTACAACTTGCATACGAGAACTTGCCAACATGGTTGCAGCAGGGTATCATTGCATGGAACAAAGGATCTATGGAGCTTGAAAATGGCAGTAAGATATTGGCATCTTCTACATCTGCAAGTGCTGTCCGAGGTATGTCGTTTAACATCATCTTCCTCGATGAGTTTGCGTTCATTCCAAACCATATTGCAGAGCAATTCTTTTCCTCTGTTTATCCTACTATTTCTTCTGGTAAAAGCACAAAAGTCATCATCATCTCAACACCAAACGGGATGAACATGTTCTACAAGTTATGGCATGATGCCGAACTTGGTAGAAACGAATATGTCACGACAGAAGTTCACTGGTCACAAGTTCCAGGTCGTGATGATGCATGGAAAGAACAAACGATTGCTAACACATCTCTAAGACAGTTCACACAAGAGTTTGAGTGTGAGTTCTTAGGATCTGTTGACACACTAATCTCTGCTGCAAAGTTGAGATCCATGTCATATGATGAACCAATCTCAAGCAGCAAAGGATTAAAAATATACGAGAATCCTATTCCAGAGCATGAGTATCTCATGACGGTTGACGTGTCTCGTGGAACTAATAATGACTACTCTGCTTTCATTTTATATGATATTACCACTGTACCATATAAAGTGGTAGGTGTCTATAGGAACAATGATATTAAACCAATGTTGTTCCCAAACATTATTCATCAGGTTGCTATTAATTACAATAAAGCATTTATCTTGGTTGAGGTAAATGATATTGGAGATCAGGTAGCATCAATCTTACAGTATGATCTTGAGAACGAGAATCTTCTCATGTGTGCTATGAGGGGTCGTGCTGGTCAATTGGTTGGTCAGGGATTCTCTGGATCTAAAACACAACTTGGAGTCAAGACCAGTACAACAGTTAAGAAAATTGGTTGCTCTAACCTCAAACAATTGATTGAAGCAGATAAACTGCTTATCAATGATTATGAAATCATATCAGAACTAACCACATTTATTCAAAAGAAACAGTCCTTTGAAGCAGAGGAAGGATGTAATGATGACCTTGCAATGTGTCTGGTTATCTTTGCTTGGTTGGTTGCTCAAGATTATTTCAAAGAGATGACGGACAATGACGTTCGCAAAAGATTGTATGAAGAGCAGAAGAATCAAATTGATCAAGACATGGCACCGTTTGGATTTATTGATGATGGTCTAACTGACTACGAATCAATTGATAGTGATGGTAATGTTTGGTATATGGCAGAAAATGGTAATGGATATTTCCAAGGTGAAACTAGTGAGTATGGAGATTTAAATTATATGTGGGAGTACAGATGATGGAATTTGATGAAGAGTTTGATCTGGGACATTTACTCTTCAATGAAAGAAAATGTAGAGCATGTGGTGTAGAAAAAGATTTGCTTACTGATTTTTATTTGGTTCGTAAAAACAAAAAAGGATTCCCATCTGCATATTCATATGAGTGCAAACAATGCACAAAAAAACGAATACTCAATGCTAGAAAAGCGGACAGTGGTAGGTGGGAATACCCTGACTGGTAGTGTGTTCATGCATTGTTTCCCCATTTGAAAGTGCCGAAATAATAAATAATCTTAGACAATTCGACATATTTGTTAGGAGACACAGATGGCAACTTTACGCTCACCAGGCGTTGTTATTAGAGAAAAGGATCTTACAAACGGAAGGGCAAGTATTGCAAACGCAAACGTCGCTGCTTTTGTTGGTCCTTTTGCAAAGGGCGAACTTGGATCACCAATTACCATCGATTCAGAAGCAGGTTTAATCTCTGCATTTGGTGAACCCAATCAGTACAATGCAGATTATTTTCTTTCTGCTGTTAACTATTTAAACTATGGCGGCACCCTTTCAGTTGTAAGAGCTGATGATGCCGACCTCAAAAACGCTGTAGCAAGACAGGGCAACTCTGTTTCTTCAGTAACAGTAACCAATGCACAAACAAATGGTAAGTATGTAATTGCTCCTGCAGTTACTTTTGCTGCTCCTCCTGCTGGCGGAACCCAAGCACAGGGAACTGCAGTTCTTGATGCAGAAGGAAGAGTTACTGCTATTGTTGTTACCCAATCTGGTAACGGTTATCAATCTGCTCCTGCTGTAACAATTGCTGCTGTTGGCGATACTTGCATTTTAAGTGCTGCACAAGGAAGCACCGCAACGGCAACTGCGTCTGGGGCAAACGTTGCTGCTGGTGCATTGACTGGAAACTTAACCGTTACTGACGGTGGTTCTGGTTATTCATCTGCACCAACTGTCACCGTAACTGGTGGTGGTGGAGACCCAGCAACTGTTGTTGCTACTCCAGTAATTACTAACGGTGTAGTTACTTCCATCTCAATCACTGGTGGAGAAAATTATACTTCTGCTCCAACAATCACACTTAGTGCTCCAACTGGACTCGAAGTTTCTGTTGTTTCTGGTGGTACAAATTATGATGACGAAGCAACTTATACATTGAACGTCAGTGGTGGTACTGCAAACACTCCATTCTCTGGCACTCTGGATGTAAGTCCTGCAGGTGTTGTAACTGGTGTCACTGTTACTAACTTTGGTGATTACACTGGATTCTCAAACTTAAACCCAGTTGAACCACCTCCTGGCGTAGTTGCAACAGCAACTTCAGCTATTTCTGCAGATCCAATCAAGATTGCTAATAACGAAGTTTATGAAGCATCCTATAGTGGAAACACTTCTGGTTGGTTGTATGCAGGTAGAACAGCAGGAACCTGGGCAAATGGACTGAGAGTTTGCACCGTTGACTACGGTCCTCAACAAACATTGACCCTTACTGCAGGTTCTCCTGGTACTGCTTCAAATATTGCATCTGGAGATTTTGTAAGTGTTGGTCAAAAGAAAGGAGAGGTTCTTGAAGTAGGAGCAAATGCTGCTGGTCAAACTCTGGTACATATTGTAATTTTAGATGTAGCAGATGACTCTTATGTTAACACACCATCTGCTGGTCAACTGTTTGCTGCTGCAGATTCAGTAACCATTGGTACTTCAGGAACTAGCGTTGTTGAAAGTGTATCCAATGGTGAAGAGTGGTACTTAGAGGCACGTCTCTATCCTGGTTCATCTGTTAAGTGGAATTCTGTTGCCGCAAGACCAAAAGCAACTGCAGACGGAGAAGAGTTCTATGGTTCTATGAATGTCTATGATGCAGTTCACGTTGCAATCGTTGACGTAGATGGAACTGTAAGTGGTGCTAAAGATACTGTTCTCGAAACTTTCAGATATGCTTCTAAAGCAACTGATGGTAGAGGAGCACAGGGCGGAGCAAACTTCTATAAGAGAATTGTTTCCGAAGGTTCTGCTTATGTTTATGCAGGAGACACTCTGTATGAATATCAAACAAAGACAGCGCCATTAGGATTTAAACCAAAAGGTACAAAATCATACGCTCTTGCAAATGGCGTAAACTACTCAAGCACTGGTAGTGGATATGAGGTTTCAGTTGGAGATCTGAACGCTGGATACGATATCTTTAGAGATGTAGAAAACATCACTATTGATTATATTCTGATGGGTCCTTCAGGTTTGACTGAAGAGGACACCAAATCAAAACTGAATAAGATTGCATCTATTGCTGCTGAGAGAAAGGACTGTATTGCATTCGGTTCTGCACATATTTCAAATATTGTTTCTGCTGACGGAACTCAAATCGCAAGTTCTCAAATTACTAGAAACCTGAAGGACTTCTTCTCAGATGTTGCTAGCAATTCATATCTTGTCATTGATGGAAATTACAAGTATGTTTATGATCGTTGGAACGACGTTTATAAGTATATTCCTTGCAATACCGACGTTGCTGGTCTTGTCGCAGATACTACTATTAGAAATGAAGCATGGTTCTCACCTGCTGGTTTCTCTAGAGGTGGTATCCGCAATCTGGCAAAACTTGCTTGGAATCCAGGCAAAGCAGATAGAGATGAACTCTATGCGAATAGAATCAATCCTATCGTAACCTTCCCAGGTCAAGGTGCAGTTCTCTTTGGTGATAAGACAGCACTGTCAACTCCATCGGCGTTTGATAGAATTAACGTTCGCAAACTGTTCCTTGTTGTTGAGAGAGCAATTGAGGAAGCAGCAAAAGCACAACTGTTTGAAATCAACGACGAAACCACAAGAGGTGTTTTCAGAGCAATCGTTGAACCATTCCTCCGCGATGTACAGTCAAGAAGAGGCATCACCGACTTCTTAGTTGTTTGCGACGAGACAAACAACACTGCAAACGTCATTGACAACAATGAATTTGTTGCAGAAATTTATATTCAACCTGCCCGTTCTATCAACTTCATTACTCTCACATTTACTGCTACTAGAACTGGTATCGACTTCTCTGAAGTCATCGCTAGATGATCATTGGTAGTTACTAAATAAACAACGGGAGAACTTAAAAAAATGGCAGCAACACGCAAAATCGAAGATTTTAAAAATACTTTAAGGGGCGGCGTCCGCCCCAACCTGTTCAACGTAGTTATCAATTTCCCTGGTGAAATTGTTACTGCTGTTGGCGGTAACACTTTGCAGGATCAATCTTCGTTCCTGTGCAGATCAGCACAACTTCCTGCTAGCACTCAGGGATTAATTGAAGTTCCTTTCAGAGGACGCTTCCTGAAGATCCCTGGTGATAGAACCTTTGAAGCATGGACAGCAACATTCTACAACACAAAAGATTTCAATCTCAGAAAAGCATTTGAGTTGTGGATTAACGCTGGTAACAAAACTGATGAAAACATTGGTACATTAGATTTTGGTGCAATCGGTGGAAACGGAAACTATTTCTGTGACATGATTGTTCAACAAAAAGCAAAGGATGCAACCACAGATGTACTTAGAGAGTACAGATTAGTTGGTGCTTGGCCAACTAATGTTGGTGCAATTAACCTTGCTTATGATAGCAACGATCAGATTGAAGAGTTTGACGTTGAGTTCCAATATCAGTATATGGATGTAGGCGGTAAGAACTTCTCTGTTGGAAGTGGCGACCTTACAAGTCAGTCCGTAGGTGCTTGATTTTAAATCGTCTAAATAGTAGCAACGGTTAATACTCTATATTTGGAATGGCGCAACTATTTGGATTTTCAATTAAAGATGAAGATCTCAAGAAGGGGGCGAGGGCAGCCACGTCCCCTGTTCCACCTACTGACAATGATGCATCATCCACCATTACTCCATATGGTGGATGGTTTGGTCATTATGTAGATCTTGATGATACTAAGAAGCGTGATGAGATCAATCTCATTAGACGCTATAGAGAAATGGCATTACAACCAGAAGTTGATAGTGCTATTGAAGATATTACAAACGAAGCAATTGTTACTGATCAAGATGATAGTCCAGTAGAATTAGAACTGTCTAATCTGGAAGTATCAGAATCAATTAAAAATAGAATGAGAGAAGAGTTTGATCATATCAAACGTCTTCTTGATTTTGATAAATCTGCTCATCAGATCTTTAGACGTTGGTACGTCGATGGCAGATTATTCTATCATAAAGTTATTGATTTAGAAGATCCATCTAAGGGTCTACTAGAACTCCGTTATATTGATCCTCTTAAAATTAAGAAGGTACGTCTGGTAGAAAAACCTCCAGTTGATGCAGATCAATTTAACAAGTATGACTACGGAAAAGTCACAGAGTTTTATGTATATAATGCCAAAGGAGTAAACAATACTAACCAAGGAATTAAAATTGCAAAGGATGCTATTTCACATGTAGCGTCTGGAATAACTGACCAGGGTAGAAACATGACCCTGAGTTATCTTCACAAAGCAATTAAATATCTCAACCAGTTGAGAATGCTTGAGGACAGCATTGTTATCTATCGTTTGTCAAGAGCACCTGAGCGTCGTATTTTCTATATTGACGTTGGCAATCTTCCTAAGATTAAAGCGGAACAATACCTGCGTGATGTGATGTCACGCTATAGAAATAAGATGGTATATGACTCCAATACTGGAGAGATCCGTGATGACAAAAAGCATATGAGTATGCTTGAAGATTTCTGGTTACCTCGTCGTGAAGGTGGTCGTGGTACAGAAATTACCACTCTGCCTGGCGGTCAGAATCTTGGAGAACTGACTGACATTAAGTATTTCCAAACTCAACTCTACAAAGCACTTGGCGTTCCTCCTTCAAGATTGGAGAGCGACAAGTCATTTGATCTCGGTAAATCAGAAGAGATCAATAGAGATGAGATTAAATTTACAAAGTTTGTCGGTCGTCTCCGTAAGAAGTTCTCTGATTTACTCCATGATCTTCTCAAAACTCAACTGATCCTCAAAGGTATCATTGCACCTGAAGATTGGGAAGAAATGAAAGAGCACATTCAGTATGATTATCTTTATGATAATCAGTTTGCTGAAATGGCACAACTGGAGATGCTTCAAACCAAAATGGATGTTCTGGATAAACTAGATCTCTATGTTGGTAAATACTTCTCTCAAGAATATGTAATGCGTCAACTGCTGCAGTTTACTGAGCAAGAAATTGAAGAAATGAGAGAGCAGATAAATAATGAGATTAAGGCGGGTCAAGTTATTGATCCTCTTGATACGGTTGCTCAAGAAAAGCAATCCGCTGAACTGGATATGGAAACTAAGAAGGTTCAGATTGACCAAATGAAAAATCCTCCTGCACCTAAAACGTCAGGAAATTCAAACACTAAATAATAGAGGTTAGATCATGGAACCAACCAAAATTGTTGATATGATTATGAAGGATCAACTTTCTGATGCTTCTGATGCTGTGAAAGATATGATTATGAACAAAGCAGCGCAAATCCTTACTCTTGAAAAAGAAAAGGTTGGCGCTAACATGTTCAACCATTTAGAAAACGAACCCGAACAGACCGAAGATGAAACTGATCACGGAACAGATTGAAGCAGTAGAATTTCTCATTGAAGAAAATGGTTCTAAAAAGAATCACTTCATTGAGGGTATCTTCTTGCAATCTGACATTAAAAATAGAAATGGAAGAGTGTATCCAATGAACGTTCTTGAAAAAGAAGTTCAAAGATATACTGAATCTTACATTTCTAAAGATCGTGCTCTCGGTGAACTTGGTCACCCTGAAGGTCCGACTGTAAACTTAGATCGCGTATCTCATAAAATTGTTTCTCTTCAAAAAGAAGGATCTAATTTTATTGGGAAAGCAAAAATTCTCGATACCCCTATGGGTAAGATTGCAAAATCTTTAATCGATGAAGGAGTTAAGTTAGGAGTTTCGTCCAGAGGAGTTGGTTCGCTTCAAGAAAAAAGCGGAGTAAATTATGTCCGTGATGATTTCATGCTTGCAACTGCTGCTGATATTGTAGCAGATCCTTCTGCACCTGATGCTTTTGTTGAAGGTATTATGGAAGGAAAAGAATGGGTATGGAACAATGGCATTCTTACAGAGCGCCATATCAGTTCAATTAAGAAAGAATTAGACGCAGCAACTTGGCATAACCTTCAGGAGCGCAAAGTTTCCGCGTTTGAAAAATTCTTAAAAGGATTATAATTTATAAATAACTTATAGCAAATACAACAGATTATATTAAGGAGAACTAGCACATGTCAGCATCAGTTGACCAGAAATTTGAAACCTTCGTAGAAGAAACTCTTGAGGAAAAAGCGCCAACTGATGGTGCCAAAGGGGCAGACGGCATGGTTGCTGCATCTATTCCTGGTCCTCAAGACACCGCTAAGGATAATCTCGGCGGTCCTACAAATCAGAATTACAAGCAGGATAATGATTCTGCTAAGATTGCCAATAAGGGCACATCAAAGGTTAGCGATGGTCACGTAACCAAATCTGCTAAACCAGGCGATGCAGCACCTGGCAAACTGAAGGAAGAAGAAGAGACCACAGAAGAAGTAGTTGCAGAAACTACTGAAACTGAAGCGTTCAGTGTTGAAGAGGATGTTAAAGCACTTCTGACTGGCGAAGAACTCTCCGAAGAATTTAAAGAAAAGACCAAGACAATCTTTGAGGCAGCAGTCAAGTCGAAACTTGCTGAAGAGACCAAGAAGATTGAAGAGTCCTACGAGGCACGTCTTACTGAGCAAGTCGAAACCGTTAAGTCGGAACTTGCTGAGAAGATGGACAAGTTCCTCACCTATGTTGCTGAAGAGTGGAAGAAAGAGAATGAAATCGAACTCCACAACGGCATTAAACTTGAGATGATGCAGTCCTTCATGGACGGCATGAAGAATCTTTTTGAAGAAAATTATGTACAACTCCCTGAAGAA